TTTAGCCAATTTAAAGCACAACGACCATCAGTAAAAATTACTCCTTCAGCAATAATCACATCATTATCTTGGATTAAATTAAACAGTTTCATAGAGCTAACTTCGCTGGCTTTTGCCGTTTCTGAACTTTAAGTGCTTGTCGCTTTGCACGATCTAACAACGCTTTATTTGCTCTTTGTGTAAAGTTGATCCCTTCAAGGTGATCCATCTCATGGAGAAAACATCGAGCTGTCATTCCTACAAACTGTTGAGTAGTCGTTTCACCAAATGCATTCGTAAAACGAGCTTTGACAAACATAGGACGCTTGATCTTTATATACATAAAAGGATACGAAAGACATCCTTCATCTAGATTGACTTGTTCAGGAGAAATTTCGATTATACGCGGGTTATAGCATACGATAGCTTCTTCTGCTCGCATAACAAACACTCTCCATGGAAGTCCTACTTGATTTGCTGATAGTCCTATACCTGAATTATGATTCATGGTCGCTATCAAGCAATTAGCCAAATAGGCGGGAGGTAGAGGAGGATTTTCAAAATCAAACCGTTTAGTAGGTTTAAATAGAATAGGATGAGTATTTGGTACTAAAGGTAGTATGTCGTGAGTCAGTAATGTTTCTTCTATCATGTTTTATCTCAATATCAAGCAGCAATACGGCTGAAATTCTTATGTTTTTCGAATTTAATCACGGAATGGAACTTATCATAGAGCGCATCACCTTTATGGCTAATGATGAATACATTCGTATCAGATGCCAAGGATTGCAAGATCTTTAAAAATTCTTCTGTGCCTGAATTATCAAGAGAAGAATCAAAGATCTCATCCATTATAAGCAAATTAGTGCTAGCGCTATTACGCAACTTGGATATGGCTCTCCAAGTAAATAGTAGTGCCAAATCGATACGTAGTTTTTCGCCTTCTGAAAAAGATTGGTAACTAAATTCATCTCTAAACCTCGATTTAATTTTTTCTTCAAAACTTTCATTAAGTTCAAAATTGACAAAGAAATCCATTGTTGCTAAATATTTATTAATCAATTTATTCATTACTGGAATATACTGCTTGATGATCTTAGTCTTGATACCAGTATCTTTTAATAGATTAGCCGAGATATCGTGCAACAACTTCTGTTCGACTAGGTGATTCTTTTTACTAATGTTCTCTGTTAATTCTGTAGATAGTACTTCTAACTGATTACCATCAACATCGATCTTAGATGTCTGTGATTCAATCGACTTGATACTATTGGCGTGTGATTGCATGATATTTTCAATTAATCGGATATGATGGATATATTCATTGATACCATGATTATTAGCATCAATCTTTGTTTGTATTTCTTCAATCTCTCGCATACGATCATAGCACTTGTTCTTTTCTTCTTTAAGCTTGATCAGAGCTTCTTCTAATTCTATTTGCTGATTATGACGAGTAGTGATTCTATCTTGCTTAAAATCAACTTGCAATTCTTGTTTACAAGTTGGGCAGTTATCATTATCATGATAGAATCCAATTTCTTTTTCAATCTTCTTGCGTTTATCATGAATCTGATATTCTAGATCATCAAGCTTCTTAAGCTTACTCGTCATCTTAGGTTGATCAGTAATATTTTCTTTAAGACCAGTATTTTGGGTTTGTACTTGCTTCTGAAGATCTATCCATTTATGATATTCTTTTTGAGAAGTTGCTATCTTTGTTTTGTATTCTGCAATTAGTTCATCGTTATTTTGCTTAAGCTTTTCAATGTTCTGTTTATATAGTTCAATCTTCTGTTCTGTAAGACGAATTTGCATATCAGTTCTAGCAATATCATCTTTGTTATGTTGCATCTTACCTTTAAGCAATATGTTCATGGTAGAGAAGATCTGAATATCAAGCAAATCTTCAATCACTTCACGACGATGTGCTGCAGGTAATTGCATGAATGGAGTAAACGATGCCGAGCCAAGTACTACGATCTGAGAAAAAGATTTATGATTCAGTTTAAGAATCTGCTTCTCAAACATCTCTTGATAATCTTTCATCTCAGCATTTTGATTGATCATCTTGCCATTTTGATAAACTTCAAAGACGTTGGGTTTCATTCCACGTACGATCTTATATGAATGCTTGCTGATATCAAACACAAGTTCGACTACAAGATTCTTTCCATTGATAGAATTCATAAGTTGTGGCTTATTGATCTTTCGAAATGGTTTACCATATAGGCCATAAGATAACGCATCTAGAATGGTAGACTTACCGGCACCATTATCTCCTACGATCAATGTAGTCTTTGAGCGTGAAAGATCGATCTCGGTAAAGCTGTTTCCCGTCGACAGAAAATTTTTCCAGCGTAATTTTTTGAAAACTAGCATATTATTCCACCATTAGAGCTTCATCATATAGTTCTTTTAATAATTTAGATAAATTTTTATGATTTTCTTTATTCGAAATCTGCGTTACAAATTTGTTCAACATGGATAAAGTATCTTCAGCTTCTCCAATAATATCATCATCAATTTCTAGATTGAGATTCAAATGATCTTCAACTGACTGCAGATCTGCTACTCCAACTTTTTCAAGTTTCTCTATAAACAAATCATATATATGAGGATTAGTCTTATTTTTTATTATGACTTTTACAACACAGTTCTTGTACATAGAAAAGTCTTGATTCATCGCATATTCGATAGTCTGATCAATATCATTATAAAAGATTTTATGGAATACTTTATTAGGATTTTCTATAAACTTAAGTTCACGTGTCGCAGTATCAAAGATGTGAAATCCTCTGGGATCATCATAGTCAGACCAAGTCATCTCATAAGGCGCGCCTAAATAGTGAATATTCCCGCGGCTGGATTTATGATGAAAATGGCCAGAGCAAACTACGTCAAACTTATCAAATAATTTGGCATCAAATCCATGATCATTTGGCATACCTTTATACATCTCAAATCCAGTAAGTTCAAGATGTCCAAATAATACTTGAGCATCTGTCTTCTCAATGATATCCATAGAGCTTTGATAATTACCAGAACAGATCCAAGGCATGAATAGAATCTTACAACCATCAATACTAAATTCTGCAGGACCATGATAATAATTAAAGCGGGCATTATCATGATATAATACGTTCATCGAATTGATTTCGTTTGTGTTCTTAAAATACGTATCATGGTTACCAATGATTGCGTGTAAAACCAATTTATTCTTATAGATTGGCTCAATGAAATCATCGTCCAAACGTTTAGCAGTAACAAAATTGATGTACTTACGACGATCTACAATATCACCTAAATGAATGATATAATTTATGCCGTGCTCTTCTAGATATGGAAAGAATACTTCTTTATAGAACTTTGAAATATGTTCAGCAAATACTGGACTGTCATTACGACACCCCCAATGAGTGTCGGTAATTAATGCAAGCTGTGTCATAGACTGTCTTTTTCAAGAATTTCTTCTTTCAATTCGTTAATGTCCTCTTCAATAAACTGCTCGATGCCTATCTTTTGTTTATCTTTTTTCTTCTTGATAATGGTTTGTTCATATGACTTTATAAACTCATTCATATGTTGATTTTCAAAATAAGTCTGTTCTGTATGTTCATTCCATTCACTTTGTTCAATATACTCATTATGAATCATTGAATTCTGAATTAGTTTGTGCTTCGTATACAAATGTCGCTTTTCTTTAGTGATACGACGAATAAATGCAAAATAAATAATCTGTGTAATATAAGCAAATGGATTACTTGATTTTGCTGGATCAAAGTTGTCAATATACATCAAACAGTTCTCAATACCATCGCCAATCATCTCTTCTTTAAACGGGTAGTTCATAAAGTTAGGACGATTACACAGTTTCTTAGCAATCAAAAAAATACACTCACCTACGTAATCAGAAATTCTAGGCTTCTTTGTTCCTTCAGCTTTGGCTTTTTTTGTAAGTCCATGATGTATAGTTAACTCTTCGAGTAACTTTTTGTTGTCTACGTAGTGAGCGTTTCTTAGTTGCATTAGTGTACCTTCGTGTCTTTCTTTACCTTAAAATTTTTCAAGTCTTTCGTATCTTTCATACTATCCAATTGGTTTTCAATTATAGTTTCAAAATTAGGATTAGATAAAACTGCATCAATAAATGTAGACGCTAGATTTACTTCTTGTAATGTAATTTTATCCAAGACTTCAGTATGATACTTTATTAAAGTTTTATAGTACTTAGCGAGTTCTAAACAAGGAGCATATGTTCCAATAATATGAGCTCGACGAATCTTCATGATAGGAGATTTAGCAAGAATATTATATCTACGTAAGAAGATCATAACAGTTCCATCTGGATTTGAAACTGATATGACAATCATTGGATGGCTAATCTCAATCAATTGTTCTGTGACCTTACTTTCATCTATTACACAGATGACATTTTGGCCGGTAGTTAGGTTTAATACTGTAAAGTTATTCATTTTAATTTTACCGTGTAAATTTTATTCTCAAACTTTTCTTCGTTGTAGATCTTTATACGCTCGATAAAATGCATCAATGTATGATTCTTCTTTGAATTTATGGACATATCATCTGCTATATCAAACAGCGTGCACTCTTCTTTATTTTCTCCAAGCCTTAGTCCACGACCAATAGACTGAAGGTTACGTATCCTTGACTTCGAGGGGGAGGCGAAGATGATGTTATGAAGATTACGAATGTTGATACCTGTGCTGAACGTGCCATAAGATGCTATAATCACTGCGTTCTGGTCCATCTCAACCAACCTTCTGATGTTCTCACGATCTTCGCCTTCCACCCCTCCATGAACGAAATACACTGGCCGACCTTCTTGAATTTCTTTTTGCATATCGTTGTATAGTATTCTACCATGTTTCTCAATATATTGAAACAGCAAAAGCGTATTTCCTTTCAGAGATAAGATCAAATTTCGAATAAATTTATTTCTCTGTTCACACGAAACTATATAATCCATCTCGTCTTGGTACTTCTTCTTTAGAATATCCTTGCATACATGATCTGGATGTCTTAGAATGATACACTTAATCTTGAAAGCAGACAAGTGCTTCTGATCTATGAGTTCTTTTGTTGTCGTAACCTTCTTGACTGGACCAAACAAACCTTCGAGTACCAACTTATGGGTCTGTGCACCATCAAGAGTACCAGTAAAACCAAATCTGTATTGACAATCTACTAATTTCTCCATGATAGAAGTTAGCGATTTGGCTTTAAAGAGATGCGCTTCATCCCCAATGACTATATCAAACTTATCAAACCAAGACTCAGGCAACTTATAGATAGACTGCCATGTAGTGATGGTTATTGGCTTATCTACCTCTTTTTCTTCTCCTGAATAAATCCTATGACAATGCTTTTCAGAATCATATCCATAAGATTGAAAATCAGTGTACATCTGATGAACAAGCGAAGTAGTAGGAACGATAAGAAGAGTACGAGCACTAAACCATCTACTGATCAGATAGATGATGAATGATTTACCAGACGCAGTAGGAGACAAGAGGACAGCTCGGCGATTGCGAACTGCATAGACAAATGCATCTATCTGATAGTTTCTTGGTTGAAACGGGAGAGAAAGAGAGGAGATAAAGTCTTGTGCTTCTTTAAGAGAAAACTCATCAGCACTGAAATCGGTTAAATATTCTATTTGATATTCACGTTCTTCACAGAACTTCTCGAGATACCCGTTTAGTCCTCCATATAACACTTGGCCGCGCACATTAAATATGTGCACGTCTCCATTCCACATACCAGACCTATACTGAGGCATAAACTGGTAACCAGGAACTTTGAAGGTGAAAAACGAATCAATCTCCTTGGCCATCCAAGGCTCACAATGGATTCTGTTGTATACTTCATTTAGTTTTTCTACTCGTACTACATCCATTATACACCATTCATAAATTTAGCCCAATCAATTGCATTCTTTATCTGATAATTACGGTTATTCAAAGCTTTGATGATGTTCTCAAGCAGATTTATCTTTTCTTTCTGATACTCGATCTTAAGCTGAGCGTTATGAATATCTGTATCACCTTCTAAGTATATATTCAAGTCAGTTTTAAGTACTTTCAGAGTGAAAGGATTCCATCCATTCTCTTTCAGATCTTCTTGACTAAGCGTACCATTATAGTACTCATACTTAGTCTTATATAAGGTCTTATATTGGTATTCAAGCTTCTTAAACAGAAGTCTTTCCTCAGAATACATTTTAAAATAGATCGAATGATACTGAGCTATCTTTAGACTTTCTTCACCTAGTTCAGACCTATCGATCTGGCTATCCTTTTCCCAAAGAGATTGAATCTCTTCTAATTTCATGATTAAATCCTATATCAATATTATTCAGGATACCATAGATTATACTACAGTAGAATTAAATTGTACATGCCTAGACAGCAGAAATAGTATAGCGAAGGTAAGAAAAGGTTGCGGTGGCTTCTACATAGGTTACATCAGATAACTTTGTATCAAATGAAAAGCCAGATAGATTGATAGGAGCTAAGTCAAAGAAATGCACCTGTACGATAGGATTCATTACGGAATTCATAATAAAAAGCGTGCCATCTGATTTTATTTGACCCGGTTTGTTGAATCGATTTGAGTTTGTAGAGTCAGGACCAGTACCTATATATTGATCAAATTTTTCTGGGAAACCCGTGCCAATCATCCAATTATGAAGTTCAAGATAATTGGTCATATCTTCATCGACCCGAAAAGTTACTTGCAACCTTTCAAAAGTCATTTGTTCGCCAGAAAATGGAATATTAACAAAAGGAGTTTGCACCACAACTTCAGGCAAACTTATTCCAGGTAAGTTCACGGATTGTACGAACCAATTCATATTAGGAGTTTTCTTAATTAAGAATTTGAATCCTAATGGTGAAAGAAAGTTCTTATTTGAAGGTTGATTATCTACGGCTGACATAAGATCTCCTTTGTCATTATTTATGCAAAAAAATAGGAGAGCGGGGGCTCTCCTATAATTTTAAGTCTTTATTCTTATTCTAAGAAAAAAGGGGACATTGCGTCCCCTCTTTTTGACTATCTCGTCTCAATTACATGATGTTATTGACGAGAATACGACGATAGTATAGGTTTGTATCCTGTACTAGGCGGCCACTATTTGAAGGAGTTCCGGCGTTGCCAGCTTCTGCAAATGGATTGGCTACCATGCCATAGCGTGTCTTGAAGCCAATCTTTGGCTGGAAGCTATTCTGATCGACTGCACGAACCATCTGGAGTGGAACGTATGGGCAATAGAATAGACCGGCGTCGAATGGGCTGGAACCCTTATAACCAGTTGTTAGATAGTTACCGGTTGTGTATGGGTCGATGTATACACGAATGCGACCATTGAGTACACCAGCGAAGGTGTTACCTGTGTCGTCAACGTTTAGGTTGTTGCTGTTTAGAGCAGGAGCGTAATCAAGAACACCGGCCATCTGAAGAGCAGAAGCTACGTCGCTTGAGCAGATGAGGATGTTGCCCTTGCCACGACGTGTGTCTTTGGCAATTTGGTTACATTCACGTTCAACCTGGAACATTAGGCCCTTAAACTTTTCAACTGACCAACGACCGTTGGAGTCTGTATCAAGGTCGAATACACCGGCTGTGGTTGTACCAGTATTGGCACCGCGTACAGCTGTAATGTTGATCGTGCGGATTACTTCACGATTGATTTCAGCTAGAATTTCGGCGGAAAGAATATTGGATAGTTCTGTTTCAGCATCTAGACCATGAATAGCCTTAAGATCCTGAGCGAGTTCCATTGAGTATTCAGCCTTTAGAGCGCGGCTTAGAGCAGTTACTGTTACCTTCTCGATGCTGAATGCCATTTCAGGAATTGCAGGATGAGAAGTAGTACCTAGAGCTTCAGCATTGGCTAGTGGTAGACCAATACCCATGTTGTAAAGGGCATTGCTAACGTTGCTGTTAGCAGAAGGAACTGTACCGACTTGACCGTTACCGAAGGCAGCTGTGTTTGGCACTCTTGGTGAAGAGAATGAAGTATTCGCTTCGTTATAAAATGCTTCTGCACTGGACTGATCTGTGTAGCGAGCACGCATTGCAAAGATTAGACCTGTTGGGCCAGTCATTGGCTGTACACCGCAGATGTCATAAGCAATGAGGTTAGGCATTGAACGACGAACGAGTGAAATCAAGACTGGATCAAACGTATCAATTGCACCATCAGCTGCAGTTGAAGATGAAGCGCCCATTGAGTTTGTTGGAGCAGCTTCGCCAAGAAGATGCTGATAACCCATCTGGCGACCAGCTTCGCGAAGAGCGTTCTCTGTGTTTTCAAGAATGACTGCCGTAACTGCACGACGATGCGCGTCGACAATCTTTGGTAGGTCAGGATGTTGTAGGACTGGGGCCCACTTTCTTTGTGCTTCTTCAGTTAGAATCATTGGTTTCTCCTTTGTTAGCAATTAAATATCTTGCTATTTTACTATTTATAAAACAAATGTTTTTACTTAGCAGTGTTTCTGCTAATGGCTTGCATATAGTGGGCCATAGGACCTCTTGCTATTGGCATTTCTTCTTCACCTTCGAAAGATTCTTCAAGAAGACCTGAGGTTTTCTTATCTACCTTAGTAGTGCCGAAGTAATTCTCTTTGATGATCTGAAGCTTTTTCTTATAGTTAGAAAGATCGTCGCACTCTACACCTTCCGTTAGCTTCTTGAACTTCTCAACCTGAGTAGCTACTAGGCTTTCTGAGATTTCGTTGAAAACTTCTTCAGTGTTCATTTCATTGATTGAAGCCGCAAGTTCGATATTTTCGTTGACAACTTCATTCAACTTTTCTTCGAGTTCTTGTACGCGAACAGATAGCTCTTCTACGACGTCAAATCTTTCGTTAGGAACGTCAATATAGTGCTCGGCAAATAGATTCTTTAGACCTTCAATAAATTCTTCTGTGATTTCTGACTTAAGTGCAGATTCGACAGCAATTTGGTTGCCTTCCATCCATTGTTCTGTAACATAGTTTAGATATTCGTCAAGTTTAGTAGCAAGACCTTCTAGATCCTGAATTGACTGCTCTTCGATTTCTTCAAGTTTTGAATTTAGAGCAGCTTCATATTCTTCTTCTAGAGCAGTAGTGATTTCAATAACGCGTTCGCTAACGGCAGCTTCGAAGATTGTACCAGCTCTTTCTTTGAATTCTTCAGAGAGATCTTCTCCCTCGAACATTACGTCGATGTGTTCTTTCATACCTGTTCCTTTAGCAGCAATAGAAGCTTTGTTCTTTGCAGAAGCATCGCCTGTTGGCTTGGTGTTGTTTTCTACATCTGTGTCTTCTACACCAGTATTATTAGGATCTGCGATTTTAACTAGAGTAAGATCACCCTGAGCTTTGCTGTTACCTAAGGCCTTAGCCCGAACGCCGGTTGGTTCTGCAGCCTTAGCAGTGCCAGTGGCGCCGCCGCCAACTTCTACATGACTTTCATCTAACTCAGCGTCTTTCATCTTTTTAATCGTTTCTGTAAGATTCATCTAGAAACTCCTTCTAAAACTTATGTTTGATATATTTATTAAAACTTATTTTTTAACCAATTCGTTGAGAAAGCTTGCGAATACGCTAAGCTTTGCTTCATCGAGATTCTTTGATGAAGTTCGTTTGATCGTTTTCTTCATCTCTTCAAGCCTTTGCGCTTTAAGAATACCGTTATCCCATACCCATTCTACATCTTCCATGATGCCACGAACGAATGCATCGGGGGCAGAAGGATCAGCCACGATATCGGCAGCTGTAGCTAGATGAAAGTCATCTTGTACTTCCATAAAGCCTTGCTTATTTTCTTTAATAGAACCCATACCGCGAGTAGATACGCCTAAAGAAGCTCCTTCATCCATAAGATTCTTCACAATATTACCCATAGGAGTATCCATGATCTTAGCACGACCATAGAAATTGTTTCCATCTTGACGAAGCTCTTTGATCATATGAGATACACGATCAAGATTAATTGATGGACTTTGAGGATGACCCAATTCTCCGTATGCACGATTTTCCTTAACAGTTTCTTTCATATAGCGTTCTGCTTCTTTCTGAAGGATAGATATCGGGTACATACGACCGTTACGATTCTGAATATTACCTTGCATGAAGATACCTTCGATAAAGTAATCTTTCTTGCCGGATTCTTTGGCTTCTGTAACGTAACGTACGTTTTCAACCTGTTCACAGATTAGTTTCATTTGATGAATCCTTGCTTATTGATCTATAGTTGGTGTTTTTTGAAATTCAATCATCAAATAACCAGTAGTGCTGTTGATTAAACCGATCGAGCAATTACCTGTTGTGTTTTTGATCAATGATGCACCATCACCTGCAAAATCTATATGACCAGAGTCTGGTAATACTAGTACAGTGTTGCCAGATTGAAAACTTACATTTGCAACACTATTGTTACCTGTGCCGCGAT